GCGAACACGGAGTGAACTCGATCGTCCACCGCCAAAAGGTTGGCGGCGATGGAATCTCCAATGCGAAGATGCCAGTCCACGAGCCAGGACCAAGGAGCCAGGTTCCACAGAACCTCCGGAGTGATCCGGGGATTCATGAGTTCATTTAGACGGCTGAGATAGTCGTCTGGATTGAACCCAATATGTGGAAGCTGGACAAACTCACCTTCAAACCAACGTTCGACCTTGGTTACGGAACTCCAATAGGAGGAACCGTTCAAGATCACGTTGGAGAAGCCGGCCGGGTATGTCACCGAGCCATCAGACTGAGGGATGGGGGGAACCCCATCAATCTGCTGAGCCACCCATGACGGAAGAGACGCGTCAAACGTCTTCATCTGCGCATAGGTGCCGTTAGCCTCGGATGAGGTAACGGTTGGTCGTCTACTCCTCTCTCGGCGCACAATGCCCGACGGTCTCAGTAGAGCCGTCGTTGCTGACTGAAGAGCCAGCGCAGCATTCTGCAGATCGTTCAGGAAGGGTATCCACCCGAACTGAACGTTCAAGTAATCCGATCCAGCGTTCTTAAGAACGTTTGCCTTCCCTTTCAGAAGAGAGGGAACAATTGACGGAAGCCCCTCACGGAGCTCGCCGACAAAATTGGCAAGATCGAACACTTCCGAGCGAGGTGCCGCACGTGCGTAGAGTTGCTGTGCAACTGCACTGTAATCCGGAACAGGTTCCGAGATCCAGTACAGATCAGTGAAGCCAGCCGAAGGTTGGAGAATCAGATTCTCGCCCCCTGAGGTAGCTCCACTGGAGTTCCGCCTGACGTACCCCGTAAAAGGGGTGCCCAGAAACTCCCTCTTCCTTGAGAAGAAGTTGTGTCCGGTATCGGCAGGCAGAACCCACGCAGCAAGACCGCGCGCTTTAAGCGCGTTGTCAAACTTCCTGTCCCTCTCTGAGGTAAGGAAGTACGCATACGGATCGGCAATATGATCAGGGACCATCACTGCATGAGGGAACGTTTTAGCTCCCTCAGAGCGATACCCGGAGAGCTCGATCATCGATTTGATGAACGGGGTCTCCACGACAGCTCCTCCTTCCGGTTGGAAGCGAGCGAGCATGTAGTCGTTGATCTTGCCTTCCGAATAGTACGGCATGGTCCTCCTACGGTTTCGTTGGATCAGAATAGGGGTATACACAGTCCCCTAGACTACCGGTTGACACCGAGCGGGCCCCATCTCATTTTGTGAGATGGGGC